TTTTTAACCGTCGATTTTTTTTTTTCGATTTTTGGTTTCATCTCAAAAATTTTTTTCGCGGGTGGTCAAACAAACTAAAATATCCCCCCTCTTATCTCGATTCCGTTCATTCCTAAACAAACATTTCTTTACACATTTCCTTACCTTTCTTAACTATTATAACCCTTGACTTATTCCCCCATCGTCTATATAATTCATTTCAACAGTTAAGCAACGGCAAACGCCTTGCTTAGCTATTAGATGGTATTTTCACACCACCTATTCCGCTCTTTAAATTTTTAGTTTGCAAGTCAAAATAACTCTTGACTTATTCGACAAGCCCAGTTATAATGCGAAGCATAAATAAATCGCTCTTTAATTGATTGCTTGTCATAAAGCCTGATTTATATCATAGGCTAATATTGATTAACCCTATATCAGACAAGATGGTCTGGTAAAAAGGCGCGGTTATCGCTACATATATTAGTTATGGTATCATTCACGCTCCTTATTAAGTTAGTAGTTAAATTTTACTTGACAAGCTAAAATAAAGCGGTTATAATAACAACATATCGTAAAAACTTTAGCGAGTGCATAGTACGAGCTAATCATAAGCTAAAGCAGGTGTTATAACCTGTAATTATAACTAGGCCGTTGGTTTCGACCATAGCTGAATGCTCCTTAACAATTCGGAAAAAGCGCATCATGTGTTTCAAGTGTGGTATTACTACCACCTTGACAGCAACACAAGGTAAGCATCCCGTAAGAGTATTGCGTTGGTATAAAGTGCGTGCGAGATGAAACAAGCTCAATCCGTGCTTACCCACAGAATTAGGGCATATAAGTGCTATCGCGGGTCAAACGCCCCACGATACCCCTAACGTATGCAAGAAAGCCAGCATGATGGTATAGCGTGCAAAGGTCAACATAGAGTCTATTGATACAAGCCGTCAAGAATGACGGCTTCAGTGAGTATTCTCATTGCTGAGTGTGAAGCACGAAGCAATATTTTGCAAAAATGAAAGGTAATATTATGTCTATTGAACAAGTGAAAACTTTAGTTAGTGAATTAGTAGCAAGCGGCGTGTTATATGAGTCCGTTGCACACAATATAGACTGGGCAAAGTATGAAGATGAACACTTACGCGCCCTCTTGGTATCAATACTTAACGACTTTAAAGGCTAAATTAAAATGGAATTTATCAAACACAATCAGCTTCTTAAACTCCGCGTGTCATACGACCAAGATAACGGTTACTACTTTAGCGATTTTATCGAATCCGAAGACATTGAACGCATCAACAATGGCAGGGATTATGAATATATAAAAATTGGTAAACCTGACGGTCTGCATTATACCTCCGCCGACCTGAAGCATGATGCGCGTGTAATAGAAGAACTGCTGTTATTGCGCCATGTAATTGGCAATGAATTTATGCCTGCATTGACGCCCGAAGAGGGCGAAGACCTCTTCGAGCAAGTACGCGAAGAGGATTGGGATAATGTCAATCTCGATACTGCACGGCGCGGTTTGCTGTCCGTATCACATCTTGATTGGTATGCGGGTATCAGCTTTTGGGATGACATTTCCGCCGAATTGCACCCTTACCGTTACACGGCGCGCGGTTATTCTCAAGGCGATGTGGCCTATCTGTACCTGATTGGTATGGATGAACACGAAGCCGAACGCCTAACCAAAGCCTTTGAGCAATACGCATTCGATACACCCTACCAATATGCCGTTGCGCTTATCGACTGCGAAACAGGCGAAACCGTCACGGATGAATCTTTGGGCGGAATCTATGACGATACATCCGACCTGCGCTATCTGAAATGCGAGTTGAAAGCAACCATCAACGGCATGGGCGAAATCCACCCTGAATTACGCGATAGCGCATTGGCCGCCATCGCGGAAATTGACTACACCACTATCGACAACTAAAAGGAAACAAAAAATGCGTATTGAAATTGACAATAAATCTTGGTATGACATCACCGATTTTAACTCTTACGAAGAGATTGAAGAATTGGGCGAAGTCACGGGAACAAGTGGTATTCCTGACTGTATCGACCTTGAGTGTGATTGGGACACTATCCAAGAGTATCTTGGCCTGTCCGAGTACGACCAGCAAATCGTGATGACCTATGCCGAAGTTACCGATAACTTCGACCCTGAAGAAGCGATGGAAGCATACGCCGGTTCTTACACAACAGGCGCGGAATTTGCCCAAACCATGAGCGAAGAGTTGGGATATATCCCCGAAGACTTGCCAAGCTGGATTGCCTATCACATCGACTGGCAGGCCGTGTGGGACTGCGAGTTGTGTTACGATTACTTTAAATTCGACGGCCACTATTTCCGCAACCTGTAACCAATAGTCTGCTTATCCAAGCCATCAACACCCTGATGGTTTCAGTAAGTGGACTACCTTATATACATGAAAGGAAAGCTATCATGCTGAAAGATTTAATCCAAACAACCGAGCCTAAAATTTACATCTCCGTGTTTGATGATTACGCGGATTGTTCAGATGATGAAACACCTATGCGCTATTGTTCAGTCCAGTGGGTGTGGCAAGATTCCGCCGACAACTGGGCATGGTTGGAAACAACAGGCATTATTGAAGAACCTGACGATGACGGCCATATCGCTATTGAGTCCATCGCTTATAACTTTTCCGACTGCACAGGCGGATTCAGCCGTGAGATGACGAAAGAGGAAGAGTGGGAGCTTGACGATGCCATGAGTGCGAGTGCGAGCAAGTACAGCCCCTTGTTTTACCCTTATAACATGGAGATTTTGTGATGGACACTATCGAAAAACTGGTTGACCTGTTGGAAACCCAAGAGCCTGAATGTGTGGTAGCTGTAAACACTGGCTTCCCCTATGAAGATGACGAGGGGCAAGACGTTGAATATGCCTGCGATGTTACCCTGTATTGGGGCAATCGTGATTATCAAATGGCCGTTACCGCGCCATTGTGTTGGATTGATATTCCTGAAGAGGGCAAAGGATATAACATTGACACCCTGTATTGGGGCGGTACGTCCGCCGATTGGGATTATTACATCAATGTGGCTGGCCTGTCTGAAGAAGATGAAGTCATGTTGCAAGATTTGATGGAAGACAAGATGGCATGGTATGACCCGAAACAAAGCGGATATACCATTACTATTGAGCATTACTAAAGGAAAGCAACCATGAACAAACTAATCGAATTTTTACATGACCCTGAAGCTAAAGGCCTGATTCTTGGCAACAACGGCTTCCGCGCCGAACGACCGACTTCCACCTTTGTTGGTGTATGGTACGAGGGCAAAGTGATTTGCAAGATTGAGCCTGACTTCATTCAACACGCAGTAACAGTCCTACCACCTGATAGTGCCGATGTGTGCGGTCGTCTGACCGAGCTATTGCACCTGCTGGGTATGCCGAGCCTGCGCGTCAAATGGTTTGGTAAACGTGCATACATTCAACGTATGCGAGACGGCCTGCCAGTGGCCGAGTATGGTCTGCGCGAACCCTATACTTTGAAAGTAACAATATGAAACCAACTACCTACACTATCCCTGTTAAGTTCGACATTTGGGATACCCAATACGCCATCACCGACCACGACGACCACATGATTATTAAATGCCCCTGCCGTAAGTACGAGCGTGGAAACAGCCAGTCATGGGGTTTGGGCCATTACGCCGAGACTGTAACCAACCCTAATACCATCGCCCTTATTCGTAAAATGGCACAAAGTGGTAGTGTCGGATTGACAGATAAAAACAACGGTATGGTCTTTACTGTATCGGAGGTTATTTTTGGCATTCCAACCGCTTACGGTTGGACACCAGAGGATTTTGAATAATGCGAACAAAAGAGATGACTGAAGTCCGCGCCTGTATTATGTTCCCCGAACTGGCAACGCCGACCTGTAAATATATCCCACGCAACGCCTTATTCCGCCATGAGTCTATCCTGTTGCGTGGCCGATGGTCTGAAGAGTCCGTCCGCCGGTATTGCGTGGCACAAGCCGAGAAGCAAGGGTACAACCATGTAGGCCTTGATATTGAGTACATCTACCTTGACGGTACAGGCGACAGCCTGACCGTGAACCTGTGAGCCAAGACATGAAAGAGTACATCTTCAAGTACCGATTCAACGGCAAGGACTGGACGGCCTCCGTCTTCGCCGACAACGTGGACGAAGCAAAGCGCAAAATCCGCGCCCAAGCAACCGCCGTGTACGAGGGCGAGATGGTGGCAAGAGTGCCTGTGCCTTGCAAACTGTCTTGGTTTAAACGATTCTTTAGGAAGTGAGACAACAAATGAAAGCCAAGCTGTTTGAAGTATTGGAACGCCGATTTCGTGAGATGTTCAACGCCAAGCCTGATATTGAGATGGACGAAATCCATCTGTGGGTAACGCGTGAGACTGACGGCGAGCTGTTGTACACGTCATGGGCGGAAGCCGAAGCCGTCCTGCGTGAGCTTGACACCCTGTCCGTTGTTGGTGCGCTTATGCGCCGTATGCAATCCAAATATGGCACGTTGGATAACGACATTGAGACATTCGAGAACCCATGTCTGTTGGTACAAACCCTTGCTATTGAGCTGTGCGATGACTTGGTGTGGCGTTTGTTCGAGAATCAGATGTGCGACGTGGGCGCAATCCCACCTGAAGCATGGGAATATATGCAAGCAACATTCGACCGAGCGGTCGAGGAAACAAACTTATTTGAACGCCTTTGGAGCAACTTATGAAACCTATTATCTCTTTAGAACGCCGAGATGCAATCTTGGCATTATCAAACAAACGCACGCAAGCCATCTGCGCCTTGATGGAAAACAACCATGTGGACGATTTTTACACAATCTTGCGACTGGTTGACCGCCCTGCCGGTACACCGGAAGAAATCCGCAACACTACCGAAGCCCGACATATCGAACAGCTTGATAAGTGGTATGACCTGATTGCCAACGCCTGCCGATGGTTGCAAAACATCGGCTTAACCATGACCGACCATGTGCCTGTCTATTGGTATGACGAGGAAACACAATCTGTGGTATGGGATTACGCAGACGAGCTTGTGTTACGCTTGGACGAGCAAGACGTGGAGTATAAAGGCCAGCAACTGTTTGCAAGTGCTATTGATTACTTCGGTATTGTAACCGCCGAAGAACTGAAAACAGCTATCCTTGACTGCGACACTGAAGAGGCCAAGCGGTTGGTGGAAGTGATTAAACAAGCTATGGAGGAGTACGTATAATGAAACCTGCAATTTTTGAAGAAGTAGAAAACCAACTGATTAACGCCTTTGCCGATGGTATCTTGGACGGCGTGTCCACTGTTGATATGCACCATATTGTGTACGACCAAGACCAAACTTACATTTACCGTGTAGATGCCGAGCGCGCCCTTGAACAGCTTGGTACATTTCTTGCCGTTCGTGCCGTGATGGAATATGAGCAGACCAACTTCGGGCAAACTGCACCGGCGTTGCAATATGGCGACCCTTGTTGGGTGGCTGACATGATTGTGTACATCTTGGGCGAAGCCTTGATTTACCATGTGTTCGGCGATGACGAGGACTTTCAAAATGACAGCGACATCACGCCTGAAATCGCCCAACGCTACGCCGAGAAGTTAGACAAGGCACTGGCCGAAGAACCCGACCTGCTTGTCCACCTGTGGAATCGTCTGTAAGAAAGGAACTAGTATGTACAACTACGAAGAACAACTGGCAAACCTGTGCGATATGCGCAAAGCAGTTATCAATGGCCTATCCTTGATGGGCTTGACCGCGCAACAAATCTTCGACCGATTGCGCCTACCTTACACGGAAGATATGCAACAGCACATCGCCGATGCCACCGCGCATTATGATGCGGTGTCCAAGTGTATGCGCCAGTGTGAAGAGCTGAAGTACCCACCCGATTCCGATGTTATTGTGTATTACTTCGATTGGGACGCTGGCGTGTGTTATGTCGAGCTGGAGACCTTGCTGTACTTCGATAGTGAGTACAAAGGGCAAAAATTGGTAGATAACGTGGACGAAATTATCCCTGTTATCCTGAAGCCTTTGATGGACGAGGCTATCGCCGAGCAGAACGCATCTAATATTAATCAGTTGGCCGAAGCCATGGTCTATGTGATTGGTATGTCAATCAAACAGGAGCAACCCAATGGCTGAATCAATCAAGGCCGTGAGCCAAGCCACTGGAATCAGTGTGTATAAGCTGAAGAAGATGTTGGCACAAGGCGACATTGCACAAATCACTGTGACCGATGTGTTTGAAGCCCAACGCCGTGAGTCCATGCGCAATGCACGGTTGACGGCTGGCGAGGTGGTGGCCTACCTGCGCCATGACGAGGGCGCGTATCGTGAAGCCCTTGCCTGTGGCGCAATCATGCCACTGGTTGATGGTAACTTCGTGGGCGATGACGTGGTAAACCTGACCCCCCACCGCTTCGCCATGCTACCGCCACACCCTGCCTATACACCGACACGACCTGAGCCGAACTTGCCGATAGTGTGGAATCCTGTTTCACCGATGGCGAAAGCCAAATTCGAGCAAGCCTTTGAGACCCGACTGCGACAGTCTGAGTTTTGGACACATGACGGTAACGCGTTCTACGCCCCCGATGGTATCTACTGCCAGTCCAAAGTGCGCGGAATCCGCAAGACCATGCGAGCCAGCCGACTGGCTAACGCCCCACTGTATGCACCCAACGTGGTAGCCACACCGACAGGACAGGCCGAGCGCATCAAGGTGCAAGGCTTCACAACCCCTCGCGCAACAGTGGTTAACCTCTCAGTGATGGACGACTACGGCGTGTGGGCGCACTCACACGGCGTGTACAACGCGCCGGAGGCTTGGGTTAAATCTCTGCAACGCGCCGTCAACGCGTTAGGCATGGCGGTGGTAATCGAACCGACCGAGACGGTGGACAGCATGATGGAAGCCCTCGCAAGCTGGTTGGACACTGCTGTGTAAAACATATTGACACACGAGAGATTATCTCGTAATATTAGATTAAACGGAGTAAAACAAATGGTTACTTTGACTAAAGCATTAGACCTGCAATCCGCACCTATTACTGAAACCCCTGCCGACCGCGCACGACAAGCGGTTGCCAAGTATCGCGCCCAGTGTAATGTGGACGTATATCATGCGTTGTTGGGTATTATTGAGTCCGAATCTGCCAAAGGCGCGACAAAACTGAGCCTATCTTACGCCAACGAAGAGAAACTACCTGATGTTGTAATACAGTTCAATTATAACAAGTATATCTTCGTTGTTGTGGCTGTGAGAATCAACGTGACCGCCTTGCTTGACCATGCCGAACTGATAAAACGCTTTGAGTCAGCCGGCTTCGACGTTAAAACTATGCCGAGCGATAAGTACGGTACGTTAATTGACATTATTTCTTGGGAGTAAATAATGACTGCAGAAGTAGATACATCACTCACGACTCATTCGGAATTTCAGGCGCGTGTAGCGCAACGCCGCCACCCTATTACTCGGTTGCTTTGGCACATGGTATTACGCGAGATGAATATCATAGCCGCAAACGGTGGACAGGGTGTACGGCTTGTATGGCAGGCTATGGGTAGCGACACACCCATAGCATTAATATCGGTAGATACGGATTACCCTACGTTGATTATCTACAAAACGTGGCAGTACGACACTGAATTATTTACGCGCCTTGTTGCCGATGCCGGATTCCCCCATTTATGTAACGACATAGCAATAGGTCAGAACGCAGTGTCCTTTATCGGCTGGGCCGCGACCGAAGAAAAGGAGTAAATCATGATTGATGAAAATGTAGAAAGCCGTTATGCCAAAATCATGGCGGTAAAAGAAGTGTTCAGCACCCACCCATACTGGCACACCAGCAACTACCCTTATCCGCATGAGAACGTCTTGGCTGATTGGTTTGATGTGGTAGTAAACGACCAACCTCCGCCGCCAAGTGTCCGTGCAATGTGTGAGACCATTCACGATGAGACCGACGGCGTGTCGGCCTACGACCTCGAAGATGCCCTCGATACCGACGGCGATATGATGTACACCCTGACCGAGCAGTACGAGTTTTGCAATCCGTATCTGACCCTCGAACAGAAGTACCGCGAGTTTGAAACCGACCTGACAGCCTTTGTTAAATATATGAAAGAGCAATCATGAAATACGCAATCCGAACTATCCTCGCCATTGCCGCCGTTGGCGGTGGCGTGTACGCCATGAGCAGTACCAGTGGTATGGCAGACCACCAATGCGCCCAACGTGTCGCCGAGCTTGAGAACCAAGTGGCGATGTACGAGCAAGCGCACCTCGTAGAAGAGCAGTACGACAAGCTCGATGCGATGGAGCGTGTGCGTGGCGATGCGGAGGCCAGCCGATGAAAACCTATGTATTGGTAGTTTATGCCACCCCAGCCGTAAGCTCCGATGTTATGGCGCAGTTGTCGGCCACGCGATACCCTAGTGTTCCCGCCATGTGCGATGCCGTTGAACAAGCTCTTGGGGACTTCGAGGGTAATGATTGGAAATACTATTCTACTGATGGATTCCGTGAGAAGTGGAACGCTTCAACAGTATGGGACGGCGAGATTACGTCAGTAGAAACCTATATCGCATTCTTGGAGGTGGAACATGACTAATAACACACCCGAAACCTACGCCGACCTGCTCAAAGCACGAGGCGATGTCCCCATCTCGGTACTGCGCCAACTCAAGGCGCAAATCGACAGCCTGCTGGCGTTGGTAGATACCCTTGACGTGGATATGCAACTGACCCCTGCGCCTGACGATGCGACGGCGGCTATTGCCAACGCGCTACGCGCCCGATACCCCGACTTCGCCGACAAGAGCGACGCGGAAGTGCTGGCCTACTTCAATGTACAGGTGGGCGCATGATTAAGATTGATGCCATACCACTGGGTGTGCGGACAACCAAGACCAGCCGTAGCAGTACCACGCCGGAGAGCGCAGTCGTCCACGCCGTGAAGCAGTGGGCTAAAGACAAACCCGACGTGTATCTCGTCCGTGTGGTACAAGCTGGCGAGGTGGGTGTGCCTGACTTCCTGCTGTGTGTCTGCGGACGGTTCGTCGGTGTCGAGTGTAAGGCGAAAGGCCAAGCACCACGCACCAACCAACGCCTGCAACTGGGGCGCATTACTGCCGCCGGCGGCTTCGCTCTGTGGGGCGATGCCGACACCCTTATCCCTGAACTGGATTTAATTTACCAAAGGTTGAGAAAATGATTAATGCAACAGAACTGCGCGACCTGATGGCTTTTCAAGTGGAGTTTACGACCCTCCGCAAGTACATTGAGCAACAGGTTATCGACTCCGCCATTGATGGTAGTACGTCGTGTGTGATTAACAGACTACCAGTCACTGCCATTGCACAACTACGCATATATCTCGAAGTGCATGGTTACACCGTAACAGCGTCAGATGCGGACGAGAATCATAGCGTAGATGTAGTCGTTAGTTGGAAGGAAAGTAAATGAGTAGCCAAGAAGAACTGTACAGAGCTATGAGTAGTTTGCTCGACGTATTGCACCTGCACCCCGACGGCGTGGACATGGTTATCGACACTACGTTAGATACGTTGACCACGATGTCCGATATGGACACCTACCCAATCGAAGCCCTAGCTATGATTAAGCGACGCGCCGAAGCAATCCGAGAAGCCTTGAATAACAATCCCTTACTCCACCGACCTGAATCATGCAAACAGCCAGTTCACTGACCGCCAAGCGCAAAGAGGCGAAACTGCAAAAGCAAGCCGAACGTTTGGTAAAACGCACTAAGCGTGAGACCCATGCCAGCTTCAAGACCGACCGCAACCGAGACAATAAGGTGCTGAATGGTCGGAAGCTGTACTGCAAGAAGATGATGGACGCGCCCCTTATCGAACGCGACACCCTGTACACCTACCTGTTAGAGATGTGGTTACGACTGGGCGATATGCCGTACATGACCGACCCCAGCACCCTGACGTTCTTCACTCGCACCCTGAATGCCTACCACATTCTCGCACGAATGTACGCCCAGCCCAACATGGGCAAGACGGTGGAACTGTGCAAGGTGGCCTACTCTGCATTGGTAACGTGGCTCACTGACTTCGACGAGCTGGAGAGTCCGCAACGCCGACGCGAGGTGCTGTCGCCCTTGTACACAGCCTGCCTGTGTATCGCTGACAGCTACGAGCATATCAGCCAGCACCTGTTCGAGTACCTGACGAACTACACCCGCGCCCAGCAGGTGTGCAAGAAAGTGTGCATCACGGCTGCCCTGCGCCGTGAGTTGCGCGACGAGTTTGTCGCAGTGGTAAATGGTAAGGACGTGCGCCAAGCGGCTAAGGCTTCCGGCCTGCCGTACAATGAGTTCCGCACCGACATCATCGTGTGGGCTAACCACCTGTATGACGTACACACCCTTGTGCCTAAGTCACCACCGGCGAGCCGTCCGCGTTCTGTGCCGGAGCTTCGCGTTGATTGGTTGCAGATTATGTTGGCGGACAACTTTAAGTTCCTGCGCGGTATCCTGCTCGATGCAGAGGGCGAACTGCGCACCCTTGAGAATAAGACCGGCCTGTCGGTGTTCGACTGGGCGGCACATGAATCCAAAATCTTAGGAGTCAAATTATGAAGTATTTACTTACACCGTTGGCACTGATTATCTTCGCCCCTGCTGGTCTGTTATGGCTGTTCGCAGAACTGTTATTCATTGTCGTGTTCTTCTTCAAGTTGTTCAGTTCCATCTTGGCTACACTGGCAATGGCCGCCAGTGCCAAGTTCGACTGCGAGGTCTGCAAAGACCTGTACAAGAATGACATCGTTGGTACGACCAAACGCCTTATCCGTACCGAAATCGCAGAGCAGATGGAAGCCCTGCACCTGTCATCTGTATTCTTTGAAAGGAAACGTTAATGACATACGTTGTTTCTATGGTTGCAGGCTTGTGGCTGTGCGTGTTGTTGGTACTGTACGCGCTGTGGGATACGCTTGTTGTCCTGCTGTTCAGTATCCGCGCCGTCATCGAGCTTGCCACACTGGTCGTTACCATACTGCTCGCTGCGAGCAGCGCGTCCGTGCGTCAGTTATCGAATAGCCCCGACAAAACTGTGTGGGGTGTAGCCAAGTATGAGTTCCGCAAAGCAGGATTCAAGTTCCAACGCGACCTGCTGGATACCCTCATGACCCCTAGACTCTTACAAGAGATTAAGCAATGAACTATCTTACCCTCGACTTCGAGACCTACTACGACAAAGAAATCAACCTGAAGAAGATGACGACGCAAGCCTACGTCATGCACCCGCAGATGGAAGTGTTGATGGTCTCTGCCAAGTTCAATGAAGACCCTGTACAAGTCATCGACGGCGAGCAAATCCCTGCGTTCTTCGCTACGGTTGATTGGTCTAACACTGCGGTCATCGCGCATAACGCCGTGTTCGACGGCAGTATCCTGTACTGGCGGTACGGTGTGCGCCCTGCGATGTTGATTGATACCATGAGTATGGCGCAGGCATTGGGTGTTCCTACCATCGCCGGTAGTGCCAGCCTCGCCACCTGTATCCGCTTGTTGCAGGAAGCAGGGTACGCCGTACCGCCAAAAGGCACAGAGGTGTTGGACGCATTGGGCAAACGACGCGCCGACTTCACGCCCCAACAGTGGGCGGCCTACCGCGAGTATTGTAAGAACGATACCGACATCACATGGTTTCTCTTCAAAGTCCTGCGCCAGTACCTGACGGACGAGGAGATGCGCTTCCAAGACATCATCTTGCGCTGCTACACCGAGCCACGCCTGACCGTTGATATTCCTACGGTAGAGTACGAGCTGAACCGTTGCCGTACCTACAAGGCCGAGCAGTTGGCAGAGGTGTGCAAGATGTTCGGTACAACCCAAGACAACCTGTCTGCGCTTCTGCGCAGTAACGACAAGTTCGCCGAAGTCCTCCGCAGTATTGGCGGTGTAACCGAAGAGGAAGCCGAGCAGGGCAAGAGTGGTACGTTTATTATCCCGACCAAAGTGTCCGAGAAAACCGGCAAGACCACATGGGCGTTCGGTAAAACCGACGTGGCGTTCAAAGAGTTATGCGAGCATGACGACCCCAAGATTCAGGCAGTCTGCCAAGCGCGACTGGCGGCTAAGTCCAGTATCGACGAGACCCGCTGTCTCAAGTTCCTTGAGTATGGTAGCTACGGCTTCCTGCCGATGGGTTACAAGATAAGTGGTGCGCATACAAATCGCATGAGCGGGGGCAGTGCGGGGTCGGCAAATATGCAGAACCTACCAAGCGGACGACGCGAGGGACAGAGCGACCTGCTGCGCCGTAGTATCATCGCACAAGGTAATAGTGTCATAGTAAACTATGACGCAAGTCAGATTGAATGTTTAGACGGGCGTGGACGGGTACTTACCCAACGGGGGTTAGTTGAGCTGCGTCATGTAGAGCCTGACGACTTGTTATGGGATGGGGTTGAATGGGTTAAGCATGATGGTGTAGTTATTAAGGGTATTAAAGATGTCATTACCTATTCAGGAATCACGGCAACCCCCGACCATGTGGTCTATACTAGGAACGGGGTGGCTGTGCTGTTTGGACGAGCCGCCGCTGCACGAATCGAGCTGATGGTAGGCGAAGTGAATGGCAAGGAAGTGTATGCCGCCCCACTCATGCGACGGTATAAACCCAAACCGGCAGTGACACCAAAAGACCCCACAGGACGCTATGACGAATGGGGAAACCCTATCACAGGTACTATCGAAGTATTCGATATTGTCAACGCAGGACCTCGACACCGTTTCACTTATAACGGATTAGTGGTAAGTAATTGTCGTGTCCTCGCCTATGTCGCAAATCAAACCGACGTGCTTGGGGTGTTTGCCTCCGGCGGCGACGTGTACTCGTTCGCTGCGTCCCGTATCTACGGTACACCTTATGAGGAAATCACTAAAGGTCGTAAAAGTAGCGACCCCGAAGAAGCCCACAAATATGGCATGATGCGGCAGTATGGTAAGACAGCAACGTTAGCTTGCATAGCAGGAGATACTGAGGTATTATCCAACAGAGGTTGGGTACGCATGGTTGACCTGCGCGATGATGACCTGTTGTGGGATGGCGAAGCATTCGTTGCCCACGAGGGACTTATCGATAAGGGCGAGCGCGAGTGCATAGAGTTCAACGGCGTTACCATGACACCCGACCATAAAGTATTTGATGGTAAAAAATGGGAGGAAGCACAAAATGCTGACGAATCACAATGCGCGGACTTCGCCGAGCGGAGTTTACCTGCTGTGGTGTAACGCGAACAATATGTTTTATGTAGGCCAGTCTGTTGATATGCAACGCCGTTGCAGCGAGCATTTCAGCAGACTTAGAAGCGGGGTGCATAAGAACCCCCGACTTCAAGCCGCGTATGACGAGTACGGAGAAGCGGCGTTCGAGGTTCGTTATGTAATCTCATGCGCGATTGCGGACTTGATGCACTACGAGCAGGTTTGCTTCAACATATTCAGTAAACGGTACGAATCGTTTAATACCGGCGAGGATATGGCAAGACCTGCGCTTGGACGTAAACGTGGTGACCGAGATAAGTGTGTGGCCACACTTGACAAGTACCGCGCCGCTGGGCAAGCCGCGTACCGAAAACGTATTCAGGATGACCCTGAATTTGCTGCACAAGTTTCAGCAAATTGTCGCCGCGCCTACATGAAAATGCGGAGCAATCCACAGAATGAATTGAAGCGCAAGAAAGCCGCCGCTGCGGCTTTGCAGACACCGGAATTTAGGGAGGGCGCGAGACAGCGTTTGTTGGCACGATACGCCGCAGGCACTGCGCCCCAAGTCCATAAGCATTACTCGGTACGGATAAAATGTACCACCACTGGTATCGTGTACGACAGCTACCAAGAAGCAGCAGGCGCACTTGGTAAATCCCCTGCGACGATACATAGATGGGTAAATGGTAGGAAATCAGGTGGCAGGATTACTGATAAGAAAGATGATTGGATAATTTATGAAGACTAAAGTTTATGACGTACGCAACGTTGGTAAGCACAACCGCTTCTTCGTTCGTGGTAAGACTGGCACACCAGTGTGCGTACACAACTGCGGCTACGGTCAGGGGGCGCAAGGTTTCCAAAAGTACGCCCTTGTAAACGCAGGTATCAATCTTACAATGGAAGAAGCCATGCACATCGTGCGTTCATGGCGTGACGCTAACGGTTTCATCACAGGATTTTGGCGTATGTGCGACCAAGCTCTTGCCACTATGGTGGCAGGCGGGCAGATGTACTTCGGCGGGGCGGATGGCAAGATGTTCTTCGCCGATGGCAACCGCTACATCTTCGGACGCAAGGTGGCCGGTATCCGTATGCCTAACGGTTTATGGTTAAATTACCCGAACCTTAGTGCCGATTTCACAAATCCACGCCGCCCGCAATACTTCTACGACAAGTGTGGTTATAATGGAAAGCCTTTAGAAACAAAGGTTTACAGCGGACTTGTGGCGGAAAACATCACGCAGGCTCTTGCGTTCGCCGTCATGAAAACCCAAGCCATATGGATTGCCCAGTATTATCCCATCGTAATGAACACGCACGATGAATGGTGTATCGTCGTACCACGCGAGCAAGCAGAGGTCGCGGCGGATTATATGCACCGTTGTATGTGTACTGCCCCTGATTACATTCAGGGTATCCCCCTCGCGTCGGAGGGTGGCTGGGCACAGAGCTATGGCGCAGTCGATGATGACTGGTCTAAACGCCCGAACAACCCCGACCGCAAACATATTTTCAACCCAATGACAGGAGAAGTCCTATGACCGCCCAACGAACTAAAGACTGGAACGAGTTTGCCGCTAAGGTGGCAGACCATATCGAGAACTACACCGTACCGCAGTACGGCGACGCGCCAAACGACAACGTAGAGTCGTGGTCGGCGCAAGACTGTATCGCCCAAGTGCAGAAGTACGCCGCACGTTTTGGTAATAACCAACGCACCGGCCAAGAGGAACTCGACCTCATGAAGATTGCCCACTACGCACAACTGGCTTTGGGTAAGCTGAAACAAAAACCTTTCGACGACGAGACCGCCATCGAGTACCTGCGGGCAGGCAAGGCTGTGCGCACGACTGGTAATTATCCAATGGTTGTACTCGCCGTCATCGGTGGTAATTCCTTGTCCCGCTTCGTCAACGCCAACTATGGTACGGGTGACGATGAAGTGAACCTGCCTATTCCCGACCAATACTTGACCGTTTACTATGGTAGTGGTGTAGGCTTCTCGTATACTCTACCCGTAGCGTTCGGTGGATGGGTACTCGCCAGTGAAGATGATGTCCGTGAGGCCATCTCACGCAGCCCAATACCAGTAGAGGCCACCAATGCCGCGCGTTAACCAATCAGACCTTATCATGCGCCTCGCGTTGGAGTTCGACTTGCCCGTTGCCCGTGCCAAGAAGATGGTAGGTTTCCTCGTCGAACAGATGTCGGAAGAACTGATTAATGGCAATCCGGTGTCGTTGCACAACTTCGGTACGTTCCATCGTGCAGAGGCATTCAGCAAACCGACAGGTAACTTCGGCAAGGGCGGTATCGCCCACTACAAACCACGCGTCCGTTTGGTAACATCGACCCGACTGCGCCGACGGCTGTAAAGTAGTTGCAACACGAGAGAATCCTGCGTATAATAGCGCAGGATTTTATTTCTAGGAACAGACCATGAGCAAGCATAAAGTATTAAGTTACAGTGCCATCTCTCAATTTGAACACTGCCCTTTGCAGTACAAGGTGGTTAAGCTCGACAAGCTGTACCCATACGAACAATCAGAAGAAGCCAAGTGGGGGGACTACGTTCACAAATGTTTAGAAGACGCAATCATGCAAGGCGTACCGTTACCAAACAACGTGTCGCAATATCAACCATTAGTAACCGCCGTCGAAGCGCGCCGCGCCAACGGGTGGGAAGTAGATTGTGAGCGCACGTTCGCAATCCATAACGACTACACCGCAGAGTTCACAACCGACCGAGACGTATGGTGGTCTCCACGCAACGCGCTCGCCGGTAAGATTGACGTGTTGATGGTATCGCCCGACAAGGACGAGGCCGTCATCGTGGATTGGAAAACCAACAAGTCAGCCAAGTATGCAGACCAAAAGCAGATTGACCTGTACGCGCTGTGTGTGATGTTGGCTATCCCGACCGTGACGAAAGTCACTGGTTGTCTCATGTTCGTCTGCGACGACTACAAGATGGTACGCGCTACCTACACCCGCGCCGACATCGACAGGCTGAAAGAGGAATGGCGTTGGAAAATCAACCGCGTCATCCTCGCCATCGTAAACGACAACTTCCCAGCAGGCGAGGCCACACCGCTGTGTGGTTGGTGTCCGCACAGTGAGTGCGACAACTGGCAACAAGGGCAGGACTACCTTGCCCGAAGAAAGAAACGCAGATGACAAATATGTATTTCCCGAACGTGCATGAGCGCGTTCTACGCATTAAGACCACAGACATCGCCGCTGTTACTACGGCGATTCCCGATGCGCGTCCGGTGGAATACCACCCTGACGGCACGGTGTGGGTCGATGTCGATTGGACGTTCGACAACATGACTAAGCTCTCGCTCGCCGGTCAACCGGCAGTGAGTACCATCTTCGATGGTTACGCATTCAATGGTCGTAACCGTCCGTACTACCACCAACTCCGTATCGCAGAGTTCCTGTCACGCAACCCTCGTGCTTACTGCTTCGCGGGCATGGGGACTGGCAAGACCCGTAGCGCGTGTTGGGCAATGGATTACCTCATGTCCATTGGTGTCATCGGTAGGGTGTTGGTGGTCTGCCCTAAGTCGTTGATGTACTCCGCATGGGTGGACGACATCATGGCAACCTGTATCGGGCGCAGGCACTGCGTCCTGTATGGCGACAGCAAGCGACGCAAAGAGTTGGCACGGCACGACAACACCGAGATAGACATCATCAACTTCGACGGCGTGGAGATTATCTCCGACACGCTGGCGGTCAACAACTACGACCTGATTATCATCGACGAGAGTACGGCATACAAAGACCCATCGACCAAGCGTTGGAAAGCGTTGGCGAAGCTGATTACCCCGCAGACAAGAGTGTGGGCGTTGACCGGCACGCCGACACCGCAAGGCGCAATGGACGCATACGGACAAGGCAAGCTGGTAAATCCTACGCGTATGCCACGCACCAAGACCGCCTACCGCGACATGGTACAGTACAAGGTCAGCACCTTTATATGGCGCGACAAGCGCGGTTGGCAAGATACCGTTAATCATCTTTTACAACCGTCCATCTACATCCGCAAGGCGGACTGTCTCGACCTGCCGCCAGTAACGCGCAGCTACCTCGACGTAGGGTTGAGCAAGGCGCAGACCCTCGCCATCAAAGCTATGGTTGACGACATGGTTGCCAACTTCGACACAGGGCATCAAGCCGTCGCTGCCAACGCCGCCGTGCTGCACGGCAAGCTACGGCAGATATACGCAGGTGCTATCTACGCTGACGACGGCACAGCTATGGCACTTGAGAACAGGTCGCGCATTGAGGCTACCATAGACCTCATACGGCAAGCCCGTGAGTCGGGCGACGACAGCATCGCAGAGGGCAGACCGCACAGCAAGGCATTGGTGTTCGTACCATTCAAGCACGTCATGATGGTACTGGAGGATGCCCTGCGCAAGCACTTCGACGTGGCAGTCATATCAGGCGACACCAGCGTCCACGAGCGCAAGCGCATCTTGGATAACTTCCAGCAGTCAGCGACACCGGAGGTCATACTGGCTATCCCCGAAGCGTTCTCGCACGGCGTGACGGCCACCGCCGCCAGCCTTACAGTGTGGTACGCACCGCCCAGCCGGACAGAGACATACCTACAAGCCTGCGAGCGCATGGACAGACCATCGCAAACGCAGCACATGAACATTGTCCACCTATATGGGGACAAGAGGGAGCGCGAGATGTACCAGCATCTTGCAGATAATAAGCAGAATCAGGAAACTCTACTTCAACTCTACTACGATACTCTTGGTATCAAGAAAGGACAGTCATGAAACCAGTAGTCTTTCCCGATGTCGGATACACTCCGGCGAACTTGCGCTTACTTCTCAAGCGTACCCATACCACACAACAGCAGGCAGCCACACTGTTGGGCGTTCACGAACGCAC